CGCCGCCGTCCAAGCCGGCAGGCTCTTCGTCGCTTTGGCAGTTGTCCCAAAGCTGAATTGGCAGCCAGCGTTCGTCCTGCTCCGTTTGGATGTTGAGGTGCAATCGCTTGAACGTGTTCTCATAGCTCGGCTCCTCTTGGGCCCGCTTGCATTCGCGTTCGATATATTCGTGCGATACCGAGATGCCGAGGTTCGGGTTGGCTTTAGCCCAGACCTCGGGCGACGTCCAGTCGTCTTCGCGAGTCGCTTCGTAGATCACGGGCAGAAAGCTGGGGTCGTCGATCGCGCCGTCGCGGACCTTTTTGGCGTAATCGTATTTCAGGTTGCAGACGCTCTCGCGCCGGTAGTCGGCTGTGGTGATGTACCAAACGAGCGGCTGCCGCCGGCTGCCCGTGGACGTGATGAGCACGTCGACCAGCTCGGAGTTCGGCTGGGCGTGCAACTCGTCGACTACGATGAAATGGCTGTTGAAGCCGTGCTTCGTGTCGGCCTCGGCGGATAGCGCCTTGTAGATCACGCCGCGCGGGTATTCGATGCTCTTATAGGTGGCGTAAATCTTGACCTGAGGGGCGAGCCGCTCGTTGTTCAGCAGCATCCCCTTGGCCTGCCGAAACACGAGGGCGGCTTGTTCGCGGTCGGCCGCGGCGGAGTAGATTTGCGCGCCAGGCTCATTGTCGGCGAAGGCCACAAGATTGATCAGGGCGCCCAGCAGCGTCGATTTGCCATTCTTGCGAGGTACGTACTGGAATATCTCGCGATAACGCCGCGTACCGTCCGGGCGGAAATATCCAAACGCCGCGCCGACGATGGCCTCTTGCCATGACTCCAACTTAAGCGGCTTGCCAGCCAAGGCGCCCTCGATGTGCGTCATCTCCCGCGCGAAGAACGTGAGCACGCGATCCGCCACGGTGGGGCGGAATTCGCAGTCGCCGGCCGTCGCTTCCGGGTCGTAGCCGGGAATCAGTGCGAACCGCGCGGACCATTCGGCGGGCAGCGGTTTACGCAAGGCGGTAGGCATCGGCCTCCTCCTTCTTCGGAGCTTCGGTTGGCAGGCTGATGCGGCTGCGCGCCGATGGCGTCATGCCAAATTCGCCCTCGAGCCGCCCCAGGATTTGTGCGATCTTGACGGCCTGGTTCGCGTAAGGCAGCGGCTTGAATCCGACCGCGTTGCCATCCTTGTCTTTCACGGTGAATTGGTCGCCGTACTTCGCGATCCGATCCTCGCAGTCGCGCCAACGTGCCCAGAGCGTGCAGTAGCGGGCCAGGGCGTTACTGTCGATGCGGCCGAGTAAGCCCATCGCGTCTAATTCGGGAACGATCTGCTCCCACGCCGCCGCCGCTTCTTTGCTGAGCCACGCCGGCTGTTCCGGCCGCGCCGCTTCCGGTGTCGGTTCGCCATCGCGGCCTTGGGCGCGATAACTGCCGCGCCGCAGAAGGATCGTCGTTGGCGTTGGTGGCGGTCCGCGTTTGCCCATTACAGCACGCACCTTTCCCGGCCGGTTTCGGCGAACGTGCGGCCGGTCGATTCGAGGATGGCTTCGCGGTTGGTGAGACGCTGCCAACGCTCGACGGCGACGTCGACGTAAATATCCTTTAGCTCAATCGCGAACACTCGCCGACCCAATTGCTCACCACAGAGCAACTGGCTACCAGATCCTGAGAACGGTTCGTAGCAAATCTCGCCAGCCTTCGTGTGGTTTTCCATCGGCGACTTCCAAAGCGCCACTGGCTTTTGCGTTGGGTGCTCGCGACCCTGCTGGCTTTCCCCTAGATGCCACACCGAAGTTTGACCCTTATCGCCATACCAAGGCGGAATTTTGCCGCGAATCCAACCATAGAAGCAAAGCTCGTGCTGCCAGTGGTACATACCGCTGCGCGTCAGCACCATGCGCGGCTTGACCCAGATAATTTGCCGATGGATCAAAATATCCGCCGCCGCCGCCGCCGCCGCCGCAAAAAACGTGCCTTGCATCAGCATCGGATGCCAAAAGTAAAACGCTGTTCGCTCTTGCAGGTGCGGTAATGCCGCCAGGATCATCTTCTCCAGGAAAGCTTGCAACTCCGGGCCGCTCGTCAAATCGTCGTTCTCAATATCGCCGCCACGAGCTTGAATGTCCTTGAAACCTGAGCGCGGAATGCCATTCTTTACGGCCGCATAATCGACGCCGTATGGCGCGTCGGTCTGCAGCAGCATCGCCCGCTCCCCCCCCATCACCCGCGCCACATCCTCTGTCTTCGTCGAGTCGCCGCACAGCAACCGATGCTCCCCCAGGATCCACAAATCGCCCGTGCGGCTGACCGCCTCTTTCGGTGGATCGGGAACTTCGTCCTCTGTCACTTCGCCGCCGTTCAGACCGTCCAGAATCCCAGCGTCCTGGGCCAGCCCCTCCAGCATCCCCGCCAAGGCCTCGTTACCCGTCTGCACATCGCGGAGCAGTTCTTCGAGCTTGCCCGCGTTCGCCTCGGCCATCGCGGCTAATGGGTCGTGGGTGGCCAAGACCTTCGCCGCTTCCTCGGGCGAGAGGTCAACCACCATCACGTCGACTTCTTCGCTTGGTAGCGTCTCGGCGCGCAAGTGTCCGTCGATCAATTGCAGGCGACCGTCGGGCAGTTCGTGGGCCAGCAGCGTGCCGACGAAGCCGATTTCGGTCAGGATGCCGCGCAAGGCGTCCTGCTGTGTTTTGGGGTGCGCACGCCAATTAAGCTCGTGCGGCACAAGGTCGCAGGCCCGGACGCGACGCACGCCGAGATTGCGGTTGCGGATTGCGGGCGCTGAGTCGATATTCCGGCCCCCCTTGCCCCCCTGACGTTTTGCTGTTTTTTGCTTATTCGACATCGCCTACAATCCAACTAGCTCCTGAACGGCAAATGGTTAAACGGCTGTGCTACCGACCGCCGCGAGCGACAAAGGCCAGCAACGAAACTGCCGACGACCTGCGCGAGTGTGGCGAGCCCCTGGCGCGCAGCGAGGAAGTTGAGCCGGGAGCCCTTGGCGGATGCCTTGGGCCGGTTCACCAGGGGGCGTTGCGCTCGCATCGGGATAGCTTTCACGAAAATCTCAAAACCCGTTAGTTTTTGTGCGCGATGGGCTTGCGGTCTGGAATCTCAGCCTGTCTCAAATCCTCATACCCCCTACCCATCTTGCCATGCTTGTCCAGTCTGTCACAAATCTCGCTTGAGACTATTGCAGATGAAGCATGCGCATTTACAGTTCTCTCTACTGTGAGCGCCACCCTTGGCAATTGGAATGACATGGTCCACTGTCGCGGCGCGTGAGTGTGGAACGACCGCAACCATCGGACAGTGCTTGCCACATATGTAGCACGTCCATTTGTCGCGCTCGAAGATTTCCCTTCGTGAAAAGGATTCGATTTTCGCCTTACTGAGCCGCCTATTCCGGATAAGCTTATCTCGATATTTCTGCCGGCGAAGTCTTTCCTTTGCGCATGAGCGGCATCTGTATGTAAGCCGCCTGCCGATAACTCGTATTCCGCAGTCTTCGCACGTTCCATTCGAGCGCGATTTACAATTCGCCAAGGCGTGGCACTGCTTAGAACACCATCTAGCCAACTTAGATTGGAACCAGTTGCCACAATAGCAGCATCGCTTCCATGAGGCGAGCCAGCGTAGGCACCCATTTGCAATCGCATGCCCTGCCTTTTCTTGGCTCCTTTGTTTAGAGGCTTCAGCGGCTTCCTTGCGCTGCCACTTGAAACCGCAATCTCGACTGCAAAATCCCTTGCTATCTGCTCTAGGAAGAAAGGTTGTGCCGCATTGAACGCATGCAATCTCTTGCCTAAGTCGCCCTTCATTGTGAGCGCGGAGCAATTGCGCGCAAGATACACTGCAGCATATAGTCCTTTTTGAAATCGTTTCAAACCAATTCCAACACCAGAGACATTGCTGTCTATGGGACGTCCGTGAATGCCTTTGCCTGCAACGTGCGCTGCAGTATTTCTTTTTTCTTCCGCTAAACGCCTTCCCGCACCCAACACATTCCCATGCCTGTGATGATTGTCGCTTTTTAGCACATCTCTTGCCGCTTCTGTTCCAGCGTGCTGAATTCGCGCAGGTCGAACTGCAGTAGCACTGCTTGCGGCCGGTTCCATGATCTGCGAACACTGTGCCGCATTGACGGCACTCGCAAATGCGCGGCCCACTTTCGATTCGCTTCCGACGACATCGGCGCTTTGCTGCGTCGTATCTTGCGCAGCGATCGCTGCAATATTGTTTTTCTGGCCGACATCCATACTCAAACTCATTCCCGCACCGCTTGCATTTTCCGACTGCATGAACACACAAAGCCCACGCTCCCTTCTTGGGGTTGCGAGGGCTTGGTGATTCCAACTACCCATCAAGTTATGATTTATGGCCTATTTGTAGGTCCGCTTGATATTTTCCTCATAGTGGCCAATCCGGCCGTTCTGGGCTGTAAAGCTTACGCCGAACTCGCCATAGCAGTTTCCGTTTTCGACCTCATCAATTAACCGCTTTAGCGCATTGAGGATACTTGCCTTCTTCCGCGCTTGTTCAGTATCGGCATGTCCGCCGTACGCTACTCCGGTTGCCATCAACAGGCTCCTCTCGCCTCAATCGACTCCGCTCTCCGCGTCGCCACTTCCTTCAGCCGTTCGAATAGCCGCTGTCCTTCGTTTGTGCGAGCCTTCCCGAATCCGCCGTCGCAAAGGATGGTCTTGCGATTGTGACACGCCTTACACTCGCCGAGTATGTTGCTCAGTTCGTATAGCAGGGGGTCGTTCGGCCCGCCAATCGCTTCCACATGGTCGAACAGTTCCGTCGGCGCTTGCTCGCACATGCCGCACAGCACATGCTCAGGCTGTTGTTTCAGCCACTTCACGAACTTCTGCCATCGCGTATCGTATCCTCGCTCGGCAGCGCTGCCACGCCGCTTGTCATACTGTTTGGTCTGCTGATCTTTGCTTGGTCCGAGGCGGAATTGCCTAGGGGCATTAGGCATCACAATCTCCCTCTTCCACCGTGCTGACCTGGACGAACGGGATGCCTCGCTTCTCTCGGACCACGCGCGCCAAGACGAGGCGATAGAATGACGGGGAAGGCATCGACTCCAGCATGTCATGGCTATATTCAACAGCATATCCGAGCGTGTCGACCGTCAGGCACAAGCTTTCAAGCGGATTCACGTGGCTTTCTCCTCAATAATCGTTTCGCCACCATGCTTGGCGCATCGAAAATGCAATTCACCCATTTCATATTTTTTCCACCTATCGCCATGCTCTGGAAGCAACTGGATCAAGTCTCGCGTCATGCAGGTAGCCTGCTCTCCGCAGACGTCACAGCGATAGTTGGATAGCTCGTTCATTCGCTCACCACAATCTTGACCGTCATTTTTTCCCCATCGCCAGGGAAATGCTCCGTCTTGCCGTTGGTCGTCACGATCCACCAACCCCAGTAGCATCCAAGCGTGTCCACGTCGCTCGATGCCCACGTATACGAGACCTTGCCGTTTGTCGCGTCGACTAACGTCGCGCTGGCATTGTTCACCTTCACGCTCTTGTCGGTCTGCGAAATCATCCGAAACGCGACTGTCGAGCCCGTCAGGTTGATGGGCGTGCTCGTGGCATCCACCAATTGGTCGGCAATCGCCGTGCGCGTGTCGCCCTGAGTGAAGGTTTTGGTGTAGGGAATGTTCGGCGGCATGCTTAGTTCAACTCCGCGTCATCAGTCTTCCCGCGATCACAATTTCGGCGGATAGAGAGCATCCACCCGCTTGGCAAATGCAAGCGCTCAAGTCAGGCAAAGCCGGATCGCAAACGATTTCATAACCCAGGGACGCGCTCCAGCGCAAAACCGATTGTGGCCTGATGTCAAAATCGACGATCGCCGCCTCGCTACTCTTGCGGCGAAGCTGCACGTTGACGCCGATGCTCATCTCATCTGCCTCACTGATCACAACCATTGCATCATGCAGCAATGCCGGAGCCGGCGGGCTTGGAATGTTAATAACTGCCCGCCCGCGTTCGGCGACCAGCCGACAGCTCAGCATGATGTGTTTGTCGTACATCAACCACTGCGCATCGCGGGCTGGGTCGAAGTCCGACCAAAGATGCCGCCC